TCAGCGATATGAGCCAACACGCGATTCAGTTTTTCGTGCTCACCCTTGGAATTGTCTTATCAAGCGGGTGGAGCTTGCTGCCGATACGGTAGCCCCTGCTTTCGAGTGGTCGTATGCGTATACGCTACCTTCGGATTGCTTGCGCGTTCTGCAAGAACAGTATCTCGATTGTGTTTTCAAGGTCGAAGGTCGGAAGATTGTGACCAACGATAGTTCTTTTCGGTTGATTTATATCGGCAGAATTACTGACCCAAACGAGTATGACAAACTGCTGGAAGATGCGCTTGCCCAAAGGATGGCCGCAGAAATGGCCTACCCTCTTGTGGCCTCATCAGCGTTATCGACCAATATGTTTCAAATGTACGAAATGAAGTTGAAAGAGGCCCGTTTCGTTGATGCCACCGAGGGGATGCCAGGCTCGATGGATCAGGTCGGCGACTATGGATCGATTGAAGCCAACACCTTTATCTCGTCGAGGTTTTAGTAAATGGCAAAGGCTGCTGCTGCTCTTACAAACTTTACGGCGGGTGAACTATCGCCTCGCCTCGAAGGGCGAACAGAACTCGCAAAGTATTTTAATGGCTGTGCGACCCTGGAGAACATGCTTGTGCATCCGCATGGCGGTGCAGCTCGTAGACCAGGAACCATTTTTGTCGCGGAGGTCAAATCGTCAGCCGCAGCGGTGAGGCTGATCAGTTTCGAATTTAACGTAGAGCAAACTTACGTTCTTGAGTTTGGCAATAATTACTTCCGCATCATGCGCGATGGCGGGGTTGTCGCGAGCGGTGGTTCAGCCGTCGAGGTAACGACGACGTACACGACAGCACAATTAACAGGGCTCAAGTTTGCACAGTCTGCCGACGTTATGTATGTCGTCCACCCAGACCACCCACCCAGAAAAATAACGCGAACAAGCCACACGGCCTGGACATTGACCGATGTTGTTTTTGTCCGGGGGCCGATGCAAGACCAAAATTTGACAGAAACCACTTTGGTTGCAAGTGCAAGATCCGGCAGCGTCACTGTGACTGCAAGTGCCAACCTATTCGTTGCAACAGATGTCGGGCGTTTGATCCGATTTCATGAGGGTTATGCGCGAATTACAGCTTTTACAAATGCGACGACAGTCACCGCGTTGACGTTGGAACGGGAGGATGGTTTGTCGGAGCTGCTGCCGACATATGCCAGTAATACAATCAGCTTCCATGAAGGCGATCCAGACTCTACCGGGCTCGAACATAATGACAGATTGGTAGATTCAGCAAAGGCTTTCAGATCGCAGGGTTTCACAAACAATACTAAAGTAACAGTTACTGGCGCAGGCACCTCTGGAAACAACAAAAACTACCTAGCGGTCAGTGTCACCGACGATACAATCTTGCTGTCTCCGAGCGATGACGTAGCAGCAGAGTCGGCAAGCAATACGATTACCCTAGTCGGCCAATTGATTGCTCACAAAGATTGGTCGTTGGGTGCCTTCTCGCCGACGACCGGGTATCCGTCTGCCGTTTCTTTTTACGAAGAGCGGCTGGCCTACGCGGCAACTGCCACACAACCGCAGACATTGTTTTTTTCACAATCCGGTGATTTTGATAATTTCCAAGATGGAGTAGATGACGCGGAAGCGATGATCTACACCATCGGCAGCAACCAGGTTAATATCATTCGTTATTTGGCGAGCAGCCGCTCATTGGTCGTTGGAACATCCGGCGGCGAATTTGCTGTAAGAGCTGGTGCTTCTGACCAAGCACTTACGCCAACAAATATACAGATCAAAAGACAAGCCTCTTATGGCTCTGCTGACATACAGCCAATCCAGTCCGGTAACGCAACATTGTTTGTACAACGGGCAAAACGGAAGCTGCGCGAACTGACTTATAATTTTGACAGCGACAGTTACCAGGCACCTGATCTTACGATCCTTGCAGAACATGTCACCGAGACCGGAATAAATGAAATCGCGGCCATGCAGGAGCCAGACAACATCATCTGGGCTGTTCTTAACGATGGCACGCTTTGCGGCATGACGTATAGACGCGAGGAAGAGGTTGTAGCTTGGCATAGGCATTTGATGGGCGGCACGTTCACTGGCGTACATTCGACCTTTGCAACAGGCACATACGCCTATGGCCTTGTTGAAAATGTTGCCACGGTCCCTGGAGATCTGGACGAGGATCAAACTTACGTCGTCGTAAAGCGCACGATCAACGGCGCAACCAAAAGATACATCGAGTATCTGAATTACATGAATTTCGGGGCTAACGTAAAAGACGCATTCTTTATCGACAGCGGTCTAAGCTATACGGGTGTCGCAACGACAACAGCACAGGATCATAGCTCGTCAGCAACGAGCATTGTGCTAACAGATGGCGGCTCGTTTGCATCGAGCGGTATTATCAAAATTGGCCCTGAGTTCATTACCTACACCGGCAAAAGCACACACACACTGACCGGGGCAACGCGCGGAGCTCACGGTACAGCCGCCCTCACCAGCACATCAGGGTCCGTGGCGACACAAGCGGCGATCTCACTTTCCGGGTTGACGCACCTCGAAGGACAGACGGTCAAAATTCTTACCGATGGAGCAACCCATCCCGACAAAACGGTGAGCTCTGGGGCTATTTCTTTGAATAGGCCAACGACCTACGCACACGTCGGGCTTGGCTATACCTCTACCCTGAAAACAATGAGGATTGAAAAAGGCGCGCAAGATGGCACCGCCCAGGGCAAGATTAAGCGCATCCATGATGTGACGGTCAGGTTCTTTCGTTCGGTCGGCGCAAAGGTCGGCAGTGCAACTACGCAAACAGACGTGATCCCGTTTCGGTCGTCGGCTGATGAGATGAACCAGCCGGTGCCACTATTCACGGGTGACAAGTCGGTTGAATTTGACGGCGCATTCGACACCGATGGTTTTGTTGTCGTGCAGCAGGATCAGCCGCTGCCGATGACAATCCTTGCGATTTATCCACGGTTAATAACCTTTGACGAATGAGGATTATACCTTTCCGCGTTATTCACGCTGATGAGCTAATTGAAGGTGGTCTGAACAAAAACGCGCCGGAGTATAATTCGCAAACTTGGAAAGAGTGGGCCAGGTCTTTTACAAAAAAGGGGCTTGGGTTCAGTGGAGTTGAAAACGGCCACCTGATTGGTGCGGCTGGCTTGGTCAAAGTTTGGGACGGCGTGTTTGAGGGATGGTTTCTAGGCGGCTGGAGATTGCATGAAAACAAGTTTTCAAGCATCCGCATCGTCCGACGAGAATTAGACAAGATGGTGGTCGATAACAACATTCATCGTTTGCAATGTGTTGTCCGGGCCGATTGGAATGAAGCTCAAAAGTTCATTGAATTTCTGGGCTGGGAAAAAGAGGGTTTGATGAAAAAATACTCAACGGATGGCGAGGATTATTATCGCTACGCAAAGGTGACCAAATGAACCCAATGATGTTGGTCGGTCCAGCAATGTCGGCGGTTGGCTCAATGAAGGCGGGTAGCGCAGCCGACGCGGCAGGGAAATACAAACAGCAAGTTGCCGAGAGAAACGCGAAGGTCGTCGAGCAAGAAAAGCTGATTAAGCATCACCAAACTGGTGAAGATATCATCAGGTTTAGGGAAAAGTTTCGCGCGGTTCAGGGCGGCACGGCAATGTCTTTAGCCAAAGCTGGCGTTCGGTCTGACACGGGAACCGGGCTTCGCATTATGATGGAAAACGCCCGGCTTGCTGATGAGGACATCGCGGCAGCCTTTTACAACGCTGAGCTTGGTCAACGCACCCTGGATGAAAAAGCAACGCAGATGCGTTTGCAGGGAGAAATGTATGCGTTCGAAGGCCGATCACAGAAGTCCGCCTATCAAACGAAAGCGGCGACTAGTCTTCTTTCCGGCCTGAGCAAGGCATCCCCATACACTAATTGAGGCGCGTAGAATGGTAATGCAGATTCCTACCTATAAACGCCGCGTAGAACGGTCGACCTCAGCGCCTGGAGGTGTCAGCAACCTGCAAGTCAATACTGGTGCATGGACGGCACCAGGAATCGCACTCGCGAATGCTGGTCAAGCGCTGCAAAAATGGGGTCTTGAAAAAGCGGAGCTTGCCGCAAAAAGCGAAGCGCATAATACGGCGACTGCCTTGAATGACGAGTTGATGAATATTTCTCGTGAATTGTTAAAAAGCAATGACCCAGGAAAAGCAGAT